TGGTGGAAAGCTCGGTCGGAACCCTTCTTGACCTTGCCGCCGCCGGCCGACTTTGACTTTCCGGTGCCTGCCTTTTGAAACCCGACAACGCAGACGCCCGTGCCGGTGTTGGGATAGCGCTTTGTAATTAGCTTGACGGAACGCCGCAGGTTCCCGGTCGGGCCTACCTTGACGTTGCCGCCGCTCACCTGACCCTTAAGCGCCGAAAAGGCTGGCTGCATGGCACGCTTAAGCGCTGCCCCCTGCGTGATGGCGGCCAAAGACTTCGGCAGCTTGCGGTATTCGTCGGCAATTCCCTTGAAATTGGGAACGTCGAACCGGATGCGTAGCGGCGCCGTCATACAGCCTCCGCAACCCTGAATTCAAACGTTTGCTGGACGTAGTAAAACGGTAGCATCTGGTCGTCGGTCGGCATTTCGGCCCCGTCCACCTCGCTGGTCAGGTTGGTTCGCTGAATCGTGCAGTTGCCGTAGGTGCCGACGTAGCCATCGACCGAAAGCCGGATCGCTCGGGCGATCTGCTTCAGGTCGATGTACGACGTGCCGTAGGTCGTCAGTTGCACGCTGATAATCGGGCTGCCGGTCGGGCCGTTCAGGGCCGGCTCACGGCTCACGCCCGTGCGTTGGTAGACCACCAGCGGCATCGACGTGCCCATCGGGGCCAACACCGGGAAGATGCGACTGGCGACGTAGCTGGCCACCGTGGCGTTTGCAGCCAGCCGGGCGTAAAGAAACGTCTCTGGGCTTTCCTGCAGGCTCATGCGGGCCGCCTTTCGGTGCAGATGATGTCATGTATCCAGAGGCGTTCCCGCTCGTTGATCTGGCCGATTTCCAGCGTCCTGTCGCGGTAGATCACTCTCATGCTCGACAGCAGGCCCGGCAGGTAACGAATCGTGACCTTGTGGGTCATAATCCCGAGCACCTCGCCGTACTGCACGGCCTCGCGGCTCGACAGCGGCTGCACGTTGGCCGAAACCGTGGCGAACGTGGACCAGGACAGCACCGGCTCACCAAGCTCGTTGGGCGTGCTGGTGGGCTGCTCGATCGTCACTCTGGCCCAGAGGCTGCCGGGGTCAAGGGGCATGCTTCACCTATTGGTAGCCGCCCCAGCGGCAGGAATCGAGCAGGGTTTTCACGCCCAGCGGCGTCTCAACAAGCCCGGCAACGTCGGCCGCCACCCGCCGCTCGTACCACAGGTTGCACATCATCATGATTGCGTGCCGAATCTGCCGTGGCACAGCCTGCCCCGAGTCGCCGTAGCCGGCATACCACGAGATGCTGACGGCATTCTGGTCAACTCGGTGCGAGGGCCAGCTGCCGGAGTAGAGCGGTCGCATGGCGCCGGGCGTGGAATAGCTGTCCATCCGGTACTGGTTCGTCGGCAGCGTGGTCGTCGTGCCTTCGGCCGTGACGTATGTGATTACGCTTGTCATGTTCGCCAGCGACATCGGCGGCCGGGGCAGCTCGATGTCGGGCGGGAAGATGTCGGCCCGCACCGACAGTTGGGTAGCAATAAATGTGCGGTCCTGATACGCCTCGGACAGCTGGCGGGCCATGGTCGGGAAAGCGTCCAGCCGCATGGTCCACTGCGTCGTGATCAGCGTGCGGTCAAGGTAGACCTCAACCCACTCGCGGGCCGCTGTGACGAGGGCCATGATGTACGAGTCGTCGGTCTCGGAATCCACGCGAAGATGCTGCTTCATCTCCAGCAGGCTCACCGGCTCGACGGCAGGCTGTATCGAGCGTGTGAGGCTGCGCCATCTCATTCTCTGCGTCTCCGTTTGGGCGTCGCGTCAGCCGTTCGCAGGTCTGCCGGCTGGACCGTCGCCGTCTCCAACAGATCCTGCTGCTTCTCGATCACCGCCGCCTGCTCGCGGCAGCACCGCTCTGCCAGCCGCTCGTCGCAATCGATCACCTGCCCACGGTCGTAGCGGAGAAACGGGCGTGTGAACCTTATTCGTACGGTAGTCATTCTGGTGCCTTCCATGCAGTGTCGGGCCTTTTCTTAGAGTCGTTGAAATCCTGACAGTACTGAAAAACGGGCTTCTGTAGGTCGCGGCCTGGCCATGAGACGACGTACTCTCCGTGGCCCAGCACCACGCGGGGCGTGACGTAGATGCGGTTGCCACACGCCCGCCACGATCGCCAAAAGGATATGTCGGCGTCAGTCCTGCCCTCGTTCCAGCAGCCATCCGGGCCGGGCTTGCTGTGAAACCACGGTTTCGGCATCCGCTTAAGCGCCGCCGTGCTGATTATGGTGCATCCAAAATGTGCCGTATCGACCTCGTTGACCGGGGCGGCGAACCACTCTTTGGGGACGGTGTAGGGCTTGCTCTCGTCCACGTCGTCCAGCGTGTCCTTCAGCGTGAGCATGGGCCTGCCGTCCTCACGCTTGGTCTGCAGGCCGGTAATGGCATCACATTGGAACGTGAGAGCCAACGCAAACAGGTGTTCCAAATCCTGTTGGGTAAAAAACGTGTCGTAATCAACTGTGAGCAAATATTCGCACTCATTGATCCACTTTTCGCAGGTACGGGTCAGCACCTGGTCCCAAAACGCCCCGGTGCCAAACGTCGGGCGAATGCCCAACCCGAGAAACGCCGTGGCCCACGCCTGGTGGTTGGCCGTAAAGCCCAGCCGGGGCATTGAGAATATCGCCTCGACCCTGACGTCAACATCCGTGTTGCCAACAGCGACCTTCATACGTCCATGCTCCAAAAGAAACAGGCGGCAGACCGGGAGTGGTCGCCGCCCGCTTCGATTGATTGTAACAAGTCAGATCAGCCGGAAACCCAGTTGCTGACGTTGCCGGTGGTCGCGTCGGTCGGTGCCTGGTTGCCACGCCCGAGCCGGGCCACAGTAGCCACACCCACCGTGAGGGCCGGGGTTGCCACTACGGTCAGGTAACGCTTCCGGCCACGCAGGTCGATGTTAAACCGGCCAACGTAGCCGTTGTCGGCACCAGTCGTGGTGCCGGCCGCCACCGTGAAGCTCGTGCCGCCCACGAAACCGGTGATGCTGGTGGCATTCGTGCCAGCACTTGCGGTGTCGCTTTCGCCCACCCGCAGCACCAGGGCGGCCGTCGCGGCTGCCGCAGTGAAGGGGCTGAGCACCACGTCGATCGATGCGTACTCAAAGGCGAGCGTATCGATTTCGGCGGTGAACGTCGCACTGTTCGCCACGCTGGCGGTGCTCTTCGTGATCGTCTTGGTTGCTGCAATGTGATGCACTGCAATCTCCTTGGATAATGTTCAGGGGGTGGATCAGGACGCAGCAGTCTTGAGTGCAACAACCGGGCCGGCGACGCTGGTGTCACCAAGGCTGTGGTGGACGATGTCGCCACGGAAGGTGCCGTACCAGGCGGCCAGATCAAGCTCGATGAACCGCTCGGTGGTCATCCGCAGGGCGAAGTCCTGCCGCATGCCCATGATGGACGAAAGCCCGAGGTCACCGACCAAAACCTTGACCTTGTTGGCGTCGGTCGTGGTTGTTGAGTCCATCACCACCACCGGGATGACCGGCAGGCCGAGGAACTTGTAGGTGATGCCGTTGCTGTTCAGGATCGTGTCGGCAGAGTTGCCACCGCCTTGGTAGCCAAGCGACTGCATACCGACGTGGTAGACGGCAGGCGAGACGTACCAGGCCGGGTTGCCACGCTGGAACACATAGCGGGGAACTTTGGCCAAAGCCGACTCAAAGTCGGCAATTGTGAACCCGCTGACGGCGGTGTGACCGCTGGCAGCAGAGACCACACTGGCCGTGTAAGCCGATGTGCCGATCTTTGGCACAACGCCGTAGATGCCGCCGTAGCTGGAGCTGCCGTCGCCGTTGAACGCGGCGTTGTCTTGGGCGTAGCTGATTGCCGTGGCGAATTCCTGCAGCAGCCAGTCGGCCACGTTCACCGCGTTGGCATCGTTCAGCACTTCGTTGCTGACCTTGGTGCCGACGCCGAGCTTCTTGGCGACCAACTGAACCATCGTGCCGGTTGGGTCGCTGGTCGTGATTTCTGTGTTTTCACCGATCCAGTAGGCAGTCGTGCCCGTCAGCCGCTTCGGCACCAGCTTGGTGTCGGTGGCCATGGCCTCACGCTGGAGCACCTGGGCGGCCACTCCATACGACTCCACCAAACGCACAAGGTTCGTGCTGAACTCGTCCACCATCGTGAACCCACCGGACGAGTTGACTGCCTCCACCACGGCCCGGCTCTCGACGCCGTGCTCTTGGCACCACTGGCGAGCTTCCTCGTTGCGGAGGAACTTTGCCTGAATGAACTTGCCGGACCTGTAGGCGTTCTCGTGCGTGTCGAAGTACTTCGGCTTGGGTGCAGCGACGGCTCGGATGTCCACCTTCTTCTCCTCAATTGCGGGGGTGAGGGCAGGGGCGACGTTCTGCCGCAGCTTGGCGGCCGATTCGATCACGGCCTTCTCAAAACCGATGCTCTTGGTGAGCTC